AGCGTATGGGCGATATTGATCGTCGCCGTGTAGACGCCACAAACAACGAGCTGGACAGCCTGTTGGCCAAGGCCAGTCGCCCAGATGCTGATCCACAGCAAATCCTGGTTGGCGCTTTGCGCGACCCGGCCACTATGCGTGTGCTGGTCGACCAGGTAGGCAAGGACCCCGATAGCTTGGCCGCGTTGCGTCGCCAAGTCTGGGACGTAGCCACAGGCGGTGCACAGGGCGGTGGCGCACTGGAGTCGTTCCTAAAGAACAACGACAAGTCGCTGGGCGTTCTGTTTAAGAATACTTCTCACTTGAACGACCTCAAAACGCTTGCGGACCTGCAGCGCCGGGTCAACGCCTTTGCTGACGTGACGGGCCAAATACCTGCGTTTGATTCGTTGGACCAGGCGATGAAGAAACTGTTTGGCTCCGGCATTCAGTTCCTGACCACCACCATGCGTGAGGCGGCGGTAGGCCGTATCAATCCAAGTACGGGTGCGCTGGCCATCATGCTGCGTCTGACCGGCAGTATTGAAGATCAGTTGTACCAGCGCATTTTTACCAAGGCTTTGGAGGACCCCGAATTCGCCAAATCCATGACTCGCGTGGGCACGCCTGCAGAAGCCAAAAAGGTGGCGGCCATGTTGCAAAACATTGGCATCTCCCCAACCGCATACCTGCCTAAACCTGCGCGGATCGCGGGCCTGGAGGCTTCTCGCCTGGCACAACAAAAAGAAGAGGGTGCTGCAGCCCCTGCTCGGGATACCGCTGCATCAATGCTGCGCAAGTTGCCGCCTGCTCCACAGACTCGTGGCATGCCGAACCTGCGTATGGGTCCGCCGCCCGCGGCTACCCCCAGTGCTGCGCCAAACCTGATGTATCCTACGTTGTTCCCAAATGACCCAATCAGTCAGATGTTGCTGCAGCGTCAACAACAGATGGCTCCTTCGCAGTAGTAGATAAATTTTTTTATAAAGGTGGTAAATCATGGACTCGAAAATGAAAATGGTTAAAAGCAAAGACGGCAAGATGGTCCCAGCTTTCGCAGCCGACGGCAAGGGCAAGATGGCCAACGGCGGCATGATGAAATCCAAGATGATGGCATCTGGTGGCATGACCTCCAAGATGAAAGCCGGTGGCGGTGTACACAAAATGCCCGATGGCAAGATGATGAAAAACTCTGCCATGAAGACTATGAAGAAAGCTCGAGGCTGATATGGCAGGGGCGGGCTTGTACGCAAATATTGCTGCAAAGAAAAAGCGTATTGCCTCTGGCTCTGGCGAGAAAATGCGCAGTGTCGGTGCTAAGGGCGCTCCTAAGAAAAGCGACTTTGCCAACGCGGCTAAAACTGCTTCGTTCAAAACCGGTGGTGAGGCCAAGTCCAAGGTCAACGCTGCGGGCAACTACACCAAGCCTGAACTACGCAAGCGCATCTTCAACGCTGTGAAGGCCGAAGCTACGGCAGGCACTGGCGCTGGGCAATGGTCCGCGCGCAAGGCCCAGGTTGTCGCCAAGCGCTACAAAGCCGCGGGCGGCGGATACAGAGACTGATATGAAAGCCCCGCAAAAGTCCCTGAAAGATTGGGGTGATCAAAAATGGAGAACGAAAAGTGGTAAAAAATCTTCTGACACAGGTGAGAGATATCTACCAGAAGCTGCGATCAAAAGTCTCAGCCCTTCTGAATACGCTGCAACGACAAAAGCCAAGCGAGCCGGAAAAGCCGCCGGGAAACAGTTCGTAGCACAGCCTAAAAAAATAGCTAAAAAAACCGCAGGCTTTAGATAAATTGCAGTTGCCGTCTACGCCTAAGGCAGGGGTTCTCCGATCTCGACGGCACTTTGGCCCAGATCTAGGTCTGGGCTTTTTTTCGCATGAGCCTCCACCCTGCGCCACCACTGGTCACAGTAGCTGTCAAACTCGCGACCAACAGAGACAAATTCCTGCACTTCTCCGTCCTGCGCCACCATCAGAATCACCCCCTGATTGATGTCAGTGCCATGCTGGTGATTGTGTGCAACAGCATACGCAGCAAGCTGGACAAAGTAGTCCTCGATCCACGAGCGGCGCTTCATCTTGTTGGTCTGCTTGAAGTCGACAATGCAAGGCTTGCCCTTGTACACCCCGATGAAGTCCGAGGTCCCCGCATAGCAACCCGCGTACAACAACGGAATCTCCGTGCCCCAGGCTTCGTCGACGTGCGGAAAGAACTTCTCAATCAACGTGTAGCCCATGCGGTAGCCCTTGACCTGTAGCCACGTGCGCGGCGTCTCTAAGGGCCTGTTGAGCAGCATTCGCTCCACGACGTTGTGCATGTGCGTGCCCACGGTAGCTGCTTCGTTCTTGATCCGCTCCGCTTCCTCTAAGCCAACACGGTTGGCCCATTCATCCAAATGCTTCTTGTCCTTGGTGCTGGACAGAATGGTGGTGACGCTGGGCACCGGCAGGCAGCCGTCGAGTGTGTACACACGGCCCGTGGGCAGGTCCAGGCGCTTGAGCGTAGGGTAAACAAACTTGTTTCTGATTGGTACGAGTTGCATTACTTAATCCATTCCTTGAGCTCTTCTCCGAGCACTGCATTGGCAATATTGATCTTGCTGCGCAGGGCCTTGACGATGTGCTCGTCCACGGTTCCTGGGCTAATGAAGTCGACGTAAGTCACCTTGTTGGCCTGGCCGATGCGGTGAGCGCGGTCCTCAGACTGCAAGCGTACCTCCAAATCAAAGTTGTTGCTGTAGTAGATCACGGTACGCGCAGCGGTGAGCGTCAAGCCGTAACCGCCAGTACGGGGGTTGCCAACAAAGAACCGGAGATCGTGGTCCGGGTCTTGGAAGTTGGTGACAATCTCTTGGCGCGCCTCCGCCTCAGTGTCGCCAAAGTAGGTGGCTACTGCGGTCATGCCGTGCCTTTCCTGCAGCGCCAGCTTGATGTTTTCAATGTCCCGCCGGTAGTTGGCCCAGATGATTACCTTGCCTTCGACCTCTTCGATCTGCGCCAGCAACTCGTTGACGCGGTTGCTGGGGATGTCTTCCTGCCTGCCATCATCGAGCTTGACGTGGCCACAGCAGATTTGCTGCAGCCGCATGATCTGCGTGAGTGCGTTGTTGGTGGTCATCATTGAGCCGTCATCCATCATGGACAGAGCCATGAGCTTCATCTGCTCGTAGTATTTTTTCTGCTCTGGCGTAAGCTCGATCTCTCGCCTTACGAACACCTTGTCAGGCAGGTCCAAGCACTCGTCCTTGGTCACGCGAAATGAAAAACCGTTGAGTTTTTTTTGCAGCTCATCCAAGTGCCGGTAGCCCACGATCTGCTTGAATGTGTGGGTCGACATCTTGCGTTCAATGAGGATCGCGTACCGCGCTTGGAAGGCGTAAAAGCTGTGAAAGCCCAAGCAGTCGTTGCCCAAGAACTCGCACTGGCTGTACAGATCCAACGGGCTCTTGGTAACAGGAGAGCCCGTGGCAATGCGCCGGTACTTGGCCTCCTTGCCAACCTTGATGATGCTCTTGGTGCGCTTGGCCCCAGGCGTCTTGATGGTGGTGCTTTCGTCGACAGCCATGAAGGAGTTGGTGACTCGCAAGAAGGTGCGTGCAAACAGCATACCTTTTTCCGTGCTGAAGGCCTCGATGTTCATCACCAGCACCCGTAAATGGTCAATGCTTGTCAGCATCTTTTCCATCTCCAGCTTCTCTGCTTTGCGAGGAGAGGGCGACCAGCATGCCATGGCCAGAGGGATGTGTTCTGGCATGTGCTTGGGTATCTCGGAGGTGTACCAATTGCGGTAGACGCCCTTGGGTGCTACGATGAGCATCGAGTTGATTCTGCCCTTGTCATAGAGCATCGCGGCATTGTTGATGAGCATAAAGCTCTTGCCTGTGCCCATCTCTGCAAGTACCGCGACCTCCGGGTCTTCCCAAAAACGCTGCAAAAACGCAGCCTGATGGGTGAACGGTTTGTTCTTAAAGGGGTAGTTGTTCAAAAAATAGTCCATTACTTTCTTTCTTTCTAAAAAAGGTTGTTGACAACCTCGAAAGTAGTGTACACTAAACGCACATTTAAAGAAAGGATAGCGTAAACATGGCAACTGTATTCGTTGTGCAAGAGATGCCCAATCATGATCTGGCTCCTGCAATGAAGTTCGGTGAGATGAAAATCTTGCTGCCTTCATACACCCAGATCGCGTTCAGCACTGCACCCACCATTCGTAGCTTGCGTCATAAATTGCGCAACTTCACTGACGTGGATTTCCTGCTTTTAGCAGGAGACCCCGTAGCAATAGGCTTGGCCTGCTCTATTGCTTCATCTTTCAACAATGGCCGTTACGCAGCGCTGAAGTGGGATCGCCGCGAGCACTTGTACATTCCTGTCAAAATTGACGTCACCCAGAAAGGAGAAAGCGATGAGTAACCTCAACACAATGTTCGAGGAAGATGCAGGGGCCCTTACCGTAAAGGATGAGGACCTGACTTCTGTAGCAGCACTGGCCAGACGCGCCAAGATGCTGGAAAAAGAGATCGAGGAGCACGAGTCTGTGCTTAAAGAGCGCAAGGAACAATTGCGCAAACTCGAGGAGGAATCCATTCCCAACATGCTCAATGAGCTGGGGATGAAGGACTTCACCATGGCCGATGGCAGCAAGATTACCGTCAAGCCCTTTTACTCTGCCTCCATCAAGGAAGAGAACCGGGCCCAAGCGTATGAATGGCTGCGTGAACACGGCTACGACGACATCATCAAGAACACGGTCTCTGTGCGGTTTGGTCGGGGAGAAGACCAGTTGTGCGAGAGCCTACTAAATCATCTGCGTGAGCAAAGCTACCCTGTGGAGCAAGCGCAGAAGATCGAACCCCAAACCCTCAAGGCTTGGGTTCGTGAGCAAACGGAGCGCGGCAGCGCGTTCCCAACAGAACTTTTTGGCGTGTACATCGGCCAAAAAGCGACCATTAAATCAGCCTAAAGGAAATTAATCATGAGCAAGAATCAAGTCGCAGTCAAAGAAGACAAAGAGTTCGCAGTTGCATTGGGCAACGTATTTGAAGATGATGCCAACAGTGGCTTTGACGGCATGGGTCAGGAAGATTTTGCGCTTCCGTTCTTACGCCTGTTGACCAACACCAGCCCAGAGGTAGGTGTGATGGAAGGGGCCATGCCCGGCATGATTATGAACACCGTCACTGGTGAGTTGTACAACGGCAAGGACGGCATCAACGTCATCCCTGTAACCTATGTGCGTCAATACATTGAATGGGCACCACGCGGCTCCGGCAGCGGCGCTCCCGTCTCTGTATTTCCCGCAACGTCTGACATCCTGAGCCGCACCCACCGCGAGCCAGGTGACAACAAGGATTACCTGGATAACGGCAACTACATCGAGAACACGGCCAATCACTACGTGATGGTCATCACCGATGCAGGCATTCCCGAGCCAGCGCTCATCACCATGAAGTCCACTCAGCTCAAAAAGAGCCGCAAGTGGAACAGCATGTTGATGTCCACAAAACTCATGGGCAAGAACGGTCCGTTCACGCCTCCCATGTACAGCCACATTTATCGCCTGACAACCCAAGCCGAGTCAAACGACAAGGGCAAGTGGTTTGGTTGGGAGATTGAAAAGGTCGGTGCTGTGGAAGACAAAAGTGTTTACGCTGCTGCTAAGGCGTTTGCATCACAGGTCAGTGCTGGCGATGTGAGAGTCAAGCATGAGCACGCTGAAGGTGCTACCGAATCAGGCGCTGCGCCATTCTGAGTCTAGGGGCCGAAAGCTGTGCGAGTAGGCCCCGCCTTCCATAGAGAGTCGTATGACAGACATAACCAGATTCAAAGCCATATTCAGTGGTTTAGACATTGCCTATGGCACTTACAGAATCAAATCGGAGCGAGGCGATGGAAAACAAGCTGGACAAGCTACAGTTGTACGTAAACCGCCAACTGACGATTTATGGGTACAACATTTTGCTGGCGTGGACCCTTCCTTGGGCATTATTCCGATTCGCGCTGACAACACTTGTATCTGGGGTTGTATTGATATCGACCAGTATCCACTCGACCACAAAGGCTTGGTTGAGAAAATTCATCAGTTAAAGCTGCCGCTCGTTGTGTGCCGCAGCAAGTCAGGAGGTGCACATGTTTTTCTCTTTACTAAGAATCCGGCGCCTGCTCGTGACTACCAAACGTATCTCAAGAATGCGAGCGCATTACTGGGCGAAGCGGGCCGGGAGATATTCCCCAAGCAAGCAGAAATCCTCGTGGACCGAGGAGACACTGGAAACTTCCTCAATCTGCCGTACTTCGGTGGTGACTCGGGTACAAGGTACGCATTCAATGCCGACGGTTCTGCGGCGACCCTTGAGGAGTTTTATGCACTCCACGCAGCAAACGTGCAAGACACGCCTCTCAATTTCCCTGAGCCGCCTAAACAAGCGGAGAGCCCCATCAAAGACGGCCCGCCTTGCCTACAAGCTCTTTGTGCGCAAGGGTTTCCGGAAGGCACCCGCAATAATGGGCTATTCAACATTGGGGTCTATCTTAAACGTGCCCACCCGAGTGGGTGGGAAGACAAGATGGTCGAGTACAACCTCAAATACGTTGCTCCCCCGCTGCCCAACAATGAGGTCCAGATCATCATCAAGCAGGCTGGCAAAAAGGATTATCAATACAAGTGCAAGGACTCGCCTCTCAACAGTTTTTGCAATTCTGGACTCTGTCGTACTCGCAAGTTTGGAATCGGGGCTCACGCCCCTGATGCGGCTCAGATAGCCAGCCTGTCCAAGTACGCCAGTGACCCACCACTGTGGTTCCTGGATGTCAACGGCAAGCGCGTAGAGCTTGAGACAGAGATGCTCTACAACCAGGCTGCATTCCAAAAGGCATGCTTGGAAAAGATCAATGTCGTGCCGCCCACACTGCGCAAGACTGATTGGGAAAGCACACTTAACGCACTCTTGAAAGAGATGGTAGAGACCGAGCAGATCACCGTGGCCTCTGAAGACACCAGCGTCATTGGGCGCTTCATGGATTTGCTTGAAGAGTTCACCACCCACATGCAGCAGGCCCTGGCTCGCGAAGAGATGCTCATGGGCCGCCCGTGGACAGACGAGGACGAGGCCAAAACGTATTTCCGCATGAAGGATATGGAAGCGCACTTGTCGCGCAACAACTTCAAAGCGCTCACCGCACCCAAGATGGCCCAGCGCCTGCGGGAGATCGGTGGCGAGCCAATTAGCCTGTTCCTTAAGGGCCGCGCTGTACGCTGCTGGCGCATCCCGCGCTTTAGCAAACAGGAAGCCCCGTTCGATACCCAAACCCAACGAGTTGAAGGGAGTCCGTTTTGAAAAAAGATGAACTAAGCAAAGTAGACCTTGTCATAGGTAACGCATATATAGATGCGATCACATGTGGTGTAGGCATCGTCAAACTCAGTTATATAGCCGGTCGCATGGAAATGGACAGTGTGCCGATTGAGGAGTTTTACGAGTTGAGTGAAGAGCTTAGCTGGCGCGCAACCAATATGAAAAAGGATGAATGATGTTAAAAATTGACGGTCACGATAACGCAATCCTTGGCCCAGCCTGCATTTGGAGGGGCGGCGGTCAAGTTGCCGTGCTGGTATATGACGCTGAGATCATCCGAGCTAACCTCATGGAGGGAGGCATGGACAGCGAGGAGGCGCGCGAGTTCATGGAGTTCAACATCGAGGGTGCTTACGTAGGCGAGAACACTCCCGTGCTTGTCTGGACAGAAGACATGTGGGACCATGACACCGACGATTGAAAAGGTCTTCGGGCCTCCCGGCAGCGGCAAGACCACCTACTTGCTCAACGTGGTCGATCGCGAGCTCGAGTCCGGGGTTTCATCTGTAAGTATTGGCTACTTTTCTTTCACAAAGAAAGCCGCCAACGAAGCGCGCGACCGTGCGCTTATTAAGTTCCCGAAACTGCACCCCAAGACCGACTTTCCGTTCTTCAGGACCCTGCACAGCTTGGCCTACCGGGTGCTGTCGGTCAAGCCAGACCTGATCATGCAGGCGGAGCACTACCGCGAGTTTGCAACGCAAGCAGGCATTGAGATCAAGATCAACTCGGACGACGACACTGACCTGTCCAAACCGGACAACCCCATCCTCAACGAGATCAACCTGGCCCGCATCCGCGGCGTGGACCTGCGCCAGCATTACAACGATTCAGGTCTGGACATCGAGTGGCATCACTTTGAGTTTGTCGAGCGGACCTACCGGCACTACAAACGTAGCAAAGACCTGCTGGATTTCACCGACCTTTTGGAGATGGCGGTCCGCGACCCGGACCAATTACCCTCACTGGAGGTTCTAATCGTTGACGAAGCGCAGGATTTATCTCGATTACAGTGGCAAATGGTCGAAGCATTGGCCGCCAAAGCCAAGCGGGTGTACTTGGCCGGGGACGATGATCAGGCGGTGTTCACATGGGCGGGCGCGGACGTCAAGAGCTTTTTGTCCTTCTCCGGCACCATCAAGGTCCTCCAGCAGTCGTACCGCGTTCCGAGCACCGTGCATGAGTTGGCCAACCGGATTGTTCACCGCATCCGCGAGCGCCAGGAAAAGGTGTGGCGGCCCCGTGAGTTCGAGGGCAAGGTCCTGACCTTCTACCGCTTTGAGGACGTACCCATTGATGACGGGCAGTGGCTCATCATGGCCAGCACCAATTACTTGCTCAACCCCGTAGGAGAGTGGCTCAAGGCCCAGGGCCTGCTGTTTGATCGCAGCGGTATTCCCAGCGTGGGACCCACCATCCTAAAAGCCGTGGTCAGTTGGGAGCGCCTGCGCAAGGGCCACCTGGTGGTGGGCGAGGAAGTTGCCAACATCTACCGGTATCTGGGCTCAGACCTCGTGGCCCGAGGCCACCGGACCTTTAAGGGCGACCGCAATGACAGCTTCACAATAGACCAGTTGCAAGCCTACGGCCTGCTGTCCACGCCCATCTGGCACGAAGCGCTGAGCAAGATTGCTCACGATAAACGTGACTACCTGATCTCGGTCCTGCGCCGCGGAACCAAGCTCACGGACGGTGGCCGGATCAAGTTATCCACAATACACGGAGCCAAGGGCGGCGAGGCGGACAATGTCATGCTGCTTATGGACTTATCCACAAAGTTCGCCAAGGAATATCAGAGGAACGGCGACAATGTGAACCGCCTTTTCTACGTGGGCGTTACCCGCACGAAGCAATCACTGCACTTAGTGCTCCCCAGGTTTCAAGACAAAGGCTTTATGCTATGAGAACAATCCCAATGTTTCCGACCCCCACAGAGTGGGTGGCCCCGGAAACCTTTCCCAACTTATCCACAGCTAAGGAGATAGCAATTGACCTTGAAACATGTGATCCGCACTTGGAGTCCTTCGGTCCTGGGTGGCCTCGTGCTGACGGTTTTATTGTCGGATACGCCATCGCCGTGGATGGTTGGTCTGGTTATTACCCTGTCGCTCATGCTGGTGGCGGCAATCTGGACAAACGCAGAGTGGAGACCTGGATCAAAGACGTCCTCGCCACCCCCGCCGACAAAATCATGCACAACGCAGCCTACGATGCCGGATGGCTGGGTGCCAACGGATTTACTATCAGTGGTCGTATCTACGACACCATGCTTGCCGCCCCACTCCTTGACGAAAACCGATTCAGCTTCAGCCTCAACGCCCTCGGCTTCGACTACCTCCAAGAAATCAAGAGTGAGCAGGGCCTCAAGCAGGCCGCAGGCGATTTCGGTGTCCATCCTAAAAAGGAGCTTTGGAAGCTCCCGGCGATGTACGTTGGTGAGTACGCCGAGCAAGACGCGGCACTGACGCTCAAGCTCTGGCAGCATTTCAAGATTAAGATGCGCCAGGATGAGGTCGAGTCCATCTTCGCCGTTGAGACCGATGTGTTCCCGGTGCTGCTGGAGATGACCCGCCGGGGCATCCGCTTTGACAGAGATAAGTGCGGCCTGATGATTGACCGTATGCGCACCCGTGAGCACCAGTTGCTCAAAGAGATGAAAGAGCAGGCAGGGGTGAAGATCGACATCTGGGCTGCGCAATCCATTGCCCACGCCTTTGATCGCCTTGGGATTCAATACAGCAAGACCGACAACGGTCTGCCGAGCTTTACCAAGCAGTTCCTGGACAACCACGACCACCCGCTGGCCAAGATGATCATTGAGGCGCGCGAGACCAACAAGACGCACAGCACCTTCCTGCAGCCGTACATGGACTTCAGCGCCAAGACAGGCCGCATCCACCCCCACGTCAACCAGATGCGCTCAGATGATGGCGGCACGGTGACCGGGCGTCTGTCCATGGCCAACCCAAACCTCCAGCAGGTTCCTGCCCGGCACGAGATCATTGGCCCGATGGTACGTAGCCTCTTCCTGCCCGAAGAGGGGCATTTGTGGGCATCAAATGACTTCTCCTCCCAAGAACCGCGGCTCTTGGTGCACTACGCCAGCCTCTTGGGCCTGCCCGGGGCCGACACCATGGTCAGCGCCTACCACAACGATCCCAACACGGATTTCCACCAGATGGTGGCCGACATGGCCGGGATCAAACGCAAGGCGGCCAAAACTATTGGCTTGGGCCTGATGTACGGCATGGGCAAGAATAAGCTCGCCGCAAGCCTGGACCTGGCCCTGAGCGAGGCAGATGAGCTGATCACCCGTTTTCACAACAACGTCCCGTTCCTCAAAGGCACCGTCAACGCGGTGATGAAGCGCATTGATCACCCGGCTGCAGGCGGCTCGATCCGCACGCTGCTGGGCCGCAAGTGCCGGTTTCCGTTATGGGAGCCGATGGAGTGGGGCGTGAACAAAGCGCTGCCCCGTGAACAGGCAGTTATTGAGTATGGCTCCAGGATCAAGCGAGCAGGTACCTACAAGGGCCTGAACCGTCTAATCCAGGGGTCTGCCGCAGACCAGACCAAAGCAGCCATGGTGGCCCTTAAAAAGGCAGGCTTTGATCCCATCCTCCAGGTGCATGATGAGTTGGCCCTGTCCGTGCGCAGCAAAGACGATGCGCTGCAGGCGGCCCAGATCATGGCGGAGTGCGTCAAGATGGAAGTGCCCAACAGGTGTGACGTGGAAGTTGGCCCGAGCTGGGGCGAAGCTAAATAAAAAGGGCCCCGAGGGGCCCTTTATCTAAACCACAGCTTAATCTTCTGCCACAGCGTGGTCGGAGGTTTTTGATCCAAAAACAGGTCAAGCTGGTGCATGGCGAAGAGGTATTCCCCCTTGTCCCTGCCAGAAACCCGCAGCGCGTTTAAGTGCAGGTCCGAGGACAAATGCAGAGCAGCGCGGCGAACAACAGAAGACGGCAAGCCCGTCCACTGTGCCAGCTCCGAGGTGCTGCCTTTGTAGCCGTTCGCGCGCAAAGCAGCGAGGACCATGGCCCGCGCTTCCTCTGGCTTGATGCGGGTGGAGGTCACCGCGCATTCCCCTCAAGGCGGTCGGCCACCAGGGTGGCGTAGCCAGCAATGTCCACCCAGTTGTCGACTTTGTCGGGGTTGCCGTTAAGGATGCGGCCCATCTTGTGCACGATCATCTCGATGGCTTCCCACTGGTCATCAGCAAACAGCTTGTCGTGCACCCGTGCGTGCTCCGCGAGCAGGCGTTTAATACCCTGCATCAGCGCAGCACCGTCTTTGAATTTGCCGTAGTCTTTGGCCCGGTCGTTCAAGATACCGTCCACGTCTGTAGTACTTAGCTCCGGTGTCGGCACCATCTCAGGCGGCTGCCATTTAGACGAGCCAAGATGCTGGACGGTGTCCTGCTCCGCTACTTCGTCGTCGTACTTCAACACGCCCATGTTCAGGCCTTCTTTGACGTAATCCGTCAGGCTCACGCCCAGCTTCTTCGCAACTTTCACTTGGCTCGGTGTCAGGGTGACCTTGCGCTTGGGCTCCCTGAGCTTCTTGCGCAGATAGTAGACATAGCTGATGCCTGTTTTGAAACGCACTGCAACGTCCTTTGCAGGGGCATCGGGGTTTTTAATCAAATAGTCCAGGACCTTTTGGGTCGTTGTTTTCTTACTCATGGGGTTCTCCTTAAAAAAGTGCGTCTTCAACGTCCGATACCGGACTAAGTTTGGCGGCCTCGTTTTGCTTGGGGAACCTC